ATGAATACCGATAATAAAGTGACAAAATGGATGACGGCAAATAAATACGAATTTGTACAAATGGATAAGACCATGATTACCGGAAGAGAAGTCAATGCGATTGTCGATCTACTCATCAGTACGAAATGTAATAATGTATTTATTGGAAATATAAATCCACACAATTACCACGGATCGACTTTCAGTTACACGATATTCAATGCATTAAAACCTCATGTGAAAAAAATATGTATTGATAACGACGATATATACCACCCTCCGTATATTGTTTAAGAAGAAGAAGTATAAACATTTCGCGATATAAATAGGAATGAATGGAGTTAGCACTTGAAGCCGACGTATATGTTCCAAATGTAGATGAAACTGGAAATTATGTAGATAAACCCCCTTACCAAAAAGGGATTTATTGTCCATGTGCGAGCCGTAAAGATAAATTGTACAGCACACCTCAACAATTTTCATTGCACACAAAAACGAAATCGCATATACGATGGATACAAGATTTAAATTTCAACAAATCGAATTATTACAAAGAATGTATAGAGTTACACGAAACCATTAAAAATCAACGACAAATAATAGCGAAATTGGATATCGAATTACAAAATCGCACAAATACAATCAATATATTAACGCAGCATATAACCCAGGCACAAAAAAAAGAAGAAGGGAATATTGTAAATGATTTATTAGATATGAACTAGCACGGGTTTCCATTTTCGTCCAATTTGATAATGAGCACTCTGTTGAGATTTATATCAATCGGAGTATCTCCTTCTAGAGTGACTTTCGGTTTCCTGGTTTTCGGTGCCCTATGTTCGTATCCATCCTTTCTTTCCTTTTCAACTACTGCCCATTCGCGTTGTAGAATCGGTATCGCGGCTTGGAACCACAATACGTTACGTTTTACGAGAATGCATGAGAATTCGTCCAAATACCAATACGTTTTATCGTAGATAATGAATTGCGGATTATCTTTTTGTGTTTCTTCAAGAAACAGTTCCAAATCCGGACAACGCAACGGAACATATACGTATTTCGGATTCATGACAACATTTTCTCTCGGAATCAACAAATAAATAATGCCTTTATATTCTATGTCGCTTTCCAAGTATGCCGTCTCTGTTTCAAATTCTTTGAAACGCGTCTCAAGGTAATCGCATTTCTGCAAATCACAAACCTCCATCTGGATTTGCATTTGAACCCAGTATTGTTCAGATGGGATACCGTCAATTTCTCGATTGACGATATTTTTCACTTCGACCAAGGTCCCATACTTTGTTAAATTGGTCGGGTCGATATTGATGGCATCCGGAGATGCACCGACATGCATCATAGGATTCGGATGCGGAATACATCCGTAATCCGCCTTGACTTTCGTGGAAAATTTTTCTTCATATATCATTAAAGATAACTGTTCATATTTGATTCCCCAATTCATTGGATTTCGAGTATCTCCATTCATTTTACCCATTCCTTCTACTGCAACAGAGGGAGGTTTACATTTTTCATAAATAAGACTATTTATTTGAGCGGCGGATCCGAATAATTTATACAGGTTACTTGCGCTAAACTGATCGTGTCGTTTCTCATGCCATTCTGCGCTTCTTTGTTTTTGAACAGGAACTGCGTTTAGACGAATTAATATTTCGCTTATGGTTTTTGCTTCATTTTCATTTAATTCTTCTTCAGAAATGGGTTGTTGCCGTTCTGGTATTTCAAACATTTCCCAAAGTTGTTTGCAAACATGGACGACGAATTCGAACCATAAATCTGACTCGGACTCGGATTCTGAATCAGACTCAGATTCAGACTCGGATTCAGATTCTTCTGGTAAAATTCTCGATAAAACATCGAAATACCAGATACGGTGATTCTGGATATAATTGAACATTTCGTGTAAAAACTCGTCGTGAAACCAGGGTTTCGACAAATGAATTGCATTCTCTTGCATATATTCCTCACAGTATTCCGAAATAGCAAGACATAGATCATCCTGATCTTCTTGTGTTAACTTCATTCTATATATATTATAAACTTTATTATATATAATTAGTACCGAATCATATTTCCGAATCAATTTTCTGTGCTAGATTTCATTTCCCTTATTTTTCTCCGTTTTTCTTGGTCCAAGAGATTTAAGTGTCGAGATCCGACTTTCATTTCTCAAGGTGAATACTCGCGTAGATGGGTGAAAAAATAAATGGGGAATATTTATTATTTCCTGTTTATCACGGTCATACGTAAGATCTTTTGCTCGGTTTAGTTTTTTAGTATCCAAAGATAATGTCAGATATTGTTTTAGTTGTTTTACTTCTTTTGGCTGAGCATTGTTTTCTTTACCATACTTTTCGGCATAACTATGTAACAGATGTAGACGTAAAGTTCGGTTGAGTTTTCCCCACGTTTCTTTTTTATTTTGTTGATTCTCTTGTTCTAACAAATCATCAATGTTAATCTGTACGGGTATTTCATTATTAGAAGTATCGCTGTTCATTCTTAATATAAATATATAACAAAAATATATCTAATTAGTTTTCTTTATATATATAGTTTGCATTCAAGAAATGGACGAAAATACGAGAGAAATCAAATATAATCCAATTCCGACTAAAAAGATGGTGAAAAAGAAGGAGAAAAAAAATAGAATCATCACAGGAACTGCAATTTGGACATTGATCGATGAAGAAGATTTCACTACAGAAAAACAGCTCGAAATGTTAAAGGATGTACAGGTAGCAGAAAATCGGTATTTGAAAAATGAAATATCGAAAAAACTGAGTGGTTATAAGCAGCAGGATCTGACTAAAAATAAGTTTAATGTGGAGAAATTTATCGGGTTTGAACAAGTCATCGAGAAATTACTGAAAAGCAATCTTCAATGTTTTTATTGCACCCAACCGATTTTGGTCTGGTACAAGCAATCGAGAGAAAATATGCAATGGACATTGGAAAGAATAGATAATAAAATCGGACACACTAAGGATAATGTAGAAATAAGCTGCCTGTTGTGTAATATACGACGGAGGTGCATGTATTCCGAGAAATTCCGGTTTACGAAACAATTAAAAGTATCTCGAGTAGAAGAAGACAAAAAATCATATAAGGAAGAAGATGCATAACCACAGAAGAAATGACGACTGAATTATTGAATATCCATCAAGAAATAAAAACAAAATTGAACGAATTCTATGAATCGAACCGGATTCCTCATATTATTTTCAACGGACCATCTGGTTCAGGTAAACAGACGTTGGTCCAAGATTTCTTGAAAAAGGTTTACCGTTTCAACGAAAATATGATTAAGAACAACGTCATGCATGTGAATTGTTCGCACGGAAAAGGAATCAAATTTATTCGTGAAGATCTGAAATTTTTTGCCAAAACAAATGTGCAGTTGAACGGCGGTTATTATTTCAAGTCTGTTGTTTTGTTGAATGCAGATAATCTGACAATCGATGCCCAGTCTGCGTTACGCCGATGCATCGAACAATACAGTAAAAATACGCGTTTCTTCATTATTGTAGAAAATAAGCAAGGACTTCTTCCCCCGATTATCTCTCGATTTTGTAATATATTTGTACCGTACCCAATTATTAATCAAGTTCAGGTTAATTTACATACTCATTTCTTGAATCTGACGTACAAACAAACCCAAAATGAAAACATACAACATGAAATAACTTCAATCTTGGGATCTGGTGTTTTTAACCATAAAGCAATCATGAATGCTGTAAATGAAATGTATGATAATGGGATTTGTTGCTCGGATATTGTGAAATGGGCAAGTGGTGAGCAGAAATGGACAAAAAAGGAAAAATCGGAAATAAATATGTGTTTTGTTAAAGTAAAACCGGAATTTCGATGCGAAAAACTCTTAATGTTATACATGCTGGATTTCATTTTTTACCGAATGGACGATCCACTCCACGAACTTTCTTTTTTGTAAATAATACATGATTTCCTTAGAAAAGGATTTAAATGTGCATTTTTTAGATTCACTATTGCGACGTAGTAATGGATGATTTCGTCTTGTCAAACTTGTACGAATCAAAAAATGAATGGTGTGGCAGATTGGTGAGTATCCTGACCCCATTGATTGTAGAAGGTGTCCAATCGATTTTCAACGAGTCGTGGAAAATGTGCGTGGAAAATAATGAAATGGGGAAATATTTAATGACTTTCCAGAACTTGTTGACGCGTGTGCCGAAATGGAATTCGCTGATCGTAGAAGAAGAGCGAAAACGAATTATCGAGAAAAGTGGATGCACTTATCTGGAGGATTTGATTTCGTGTGTGCATATAGTTCAGCTGAAAGTGCTCACATGCATTCGAGTAGGAAATAAACAAAAGAAGATCGATATTTCTATTCCGAAATTGGATCATTTTATTCACCGAGTATATGTGAATGTTGCTAGAAAGGTATATTCCAATGTTTATTTATTTGAGAAAAATGTGGGCGATTTACAAATCCAAAAACACAGACGAGAGACCGAAATAATTGTCCAGGAATGTATTTTGTCTGCAATTCGGGAAAGTATTCCAACAGAAGCGATTATTCGTGCATACATGGACGAGACCGTAGAAGAGGAAGAGGAGATTTTCATTGAGCCGATTGTTGAAAAACCTGACCCGGTAGTAGATGCCGATAAGAAGGAAGGCATAACTGATGAAATGAAGGCAAAAGTGGAAGAAACTCTACCTCCCGTGCTGTCTATTCAAAATATGGATGAGGAAAAGGTAGTCACTAGACTGACGTTTAATGACACGGACCAAGCATCTGATGGAACAAGTATCCTTGCGTCAAAAGATATCGATCATTTAGAAGAATTGAGTATAACGAAAAATGCACAGAGAAAGGCGGAAGAAGAAAATGACGATAATGGGTTCGAAGATCTGCCCGATAGGATTAAAATCCATTCTGATCCAGTTATATTAAATGATGTGTTTGATTTAGACAACAATCGGAAAGAACCGGAAATAAATCTCGGCATAGAAGATTTGTAGAAACTACGTTAAAACAAGGGGAAAATGTTCCATGTATATAAAATAAGATATAAACATGGAAAAAGTCTTGCTATTTGCAGGGTGTGTGACGGTGCTTTTTGTTGTGTTGAAAATGCTCGAGCTAAAATTTATCGAAAAAGACATTAAAAATAACCTTAAGTATGCAATGCGCGATACGATTATGGTATTTTCAAGTTCTCTCGCGTGTGGGTTCGTATTTCTACATTATCAAGGACAAATAGACGATTTCTTTTCGGTGATTACCAATAATAAGGGTCTCGGTATGAATAAGACGCCCGTGTTTACGGGGGTTCCGGATTTTTGAGTTTAATATTTTAAATATATAGAATATATATATCATGACTACGCCAATAACTGAAGAACCCGCATTAGATTCAGTCGTCACAGCACCGGAAGGAACTTTAAAAGATCTTCTGAAAAAAACAATGGAGGAAAAGATAAAAATCACGCCACTTTTACAATTAATGGTGTTGGAACTCACGACGATAAAGATGGATACTTTAGAAAAAAT